GAAACGTGGCTAAAGATGATGTGATGGTGCTTTCTATTGGTGTTAGTAAAGTACCAAAGAGCAAACTAAAGAAGATGAAAAAGGCAGAGATGACTATGGGCGGTATGGCTAATGGTAAAAAGCATATGTACGCTGGCGGTGGAGATGTTACAGATAATTTACCGAATCCGGGTCTACGTGCATTAGCAAAGACAGATAAAGGAAAAAGTGCTGTACGTAAGATGGGTTTTAATGTATAATGCCATTAAGAAAAGGTAAAAGCCAAAAAGTAATTAGTTCAAATATTAGTAAGTTAGTAAAAGAAGGCAGACCTAGAAAGCAAGCAGTAGCAATATCTTTATCGACAGCAGGATATAATAATGGCAAAAAGAATACCAAGAAAAAGAGGACAACCCGCAAAGTCTAAAAAGCATAGTGACTTATACACGGACGAGAACCCAAAGGGTACAATTAAAGGTTTAAAGTTTGCAACAGTAAAAGATGCCGAAGCATCTGTACGAAAGATAAAAGCATCAGGCAGAAGCCACGCACATAAAACACAAGCAGCGATAGCTATGGAGCAACGAGCAAGAGTCGCAGGAAAAATAGCAGCGGCTAACGTATATAGAAAATTTATAGAAGAGCAAAAGAAGAAAACTCGTGCATCCCGTAGAAGCTGATATACGTAAGTGGTCAAAAGAATTTTTAGAGATACCTAATGTAAAGCTGAATGGACTACCACCTTGTCCCTATGCAAAACAAGCGTGGCTAGAAAATAAAGTAACATTTAGTATAAACACTGGTCTAGAGGGATTGGTTAAGCAAGTCAGCGACTTTAACAACCATGACTATGATATAGTTATATGGGCTAGTGAAGAGTTACCAGAGTTAGAATACCTAGATGGTTTCTGCGATGGTATGAATGAAGCCCTTGCAGTAGCAAGGCACGATATGCACCTTATGGTGTTTCATCCAGAGTACGATGTAAGCGAAGCGGGTCTGGATTTTTTAGAAGACGATGTAACAGATAAAGAGTTAGACTACTGTATGGTATTTATACAAAGACTATCCCCTTTAGATGATGCATCACTAAGCTTAGAGAAGTCAGGATACTATCGACACTTTCCTGATGAAATATATCAATCCCTAGTTCTAGATAGAAGGAGACTACGAAATGGCAATGCATGGCAAAGCAAAAATGGCGAAAAAGAAGAAGATGATGCGAGGTGGCATGGCGAAGAAAAAAATGATGGGCGGTGGAATGGCCAAGATGGCCAAGAAGAAAATGATGCGCGGCGGTATGGCTAAAAAGAAAAAGTAAGTTGGTCTACGTAGCTTACTCTTCAGTACACGGTCATGGTGTTTTTGCAGATAAGGACTACGCTCAAGACGATATTATAGAGTTATGTCCTTATCTTGTAACTGATGATAGCGATATAGGGGACAAAAGCATATTGCACGATTATGTGTTTCAGTCCCCAAATGAAGGCAGTGACGAGTATTTAATTCCATTAGGTCTAGCGATGATATACAATCATAGCTCAGAGCCTAACGCTGAGTGGGAGATACATGACGATAATAACTTTGTAAGATTTGTAGCGTTAAAGGATATCTCAAAAGGCGAAGAAATATTTCACGATTACGGTGAAGAATATTGGGAGAGCAGAGATGGTGAAAGCAATAGTCAAGAAGAAGATAAAAAAAGTTGCGAAGGGCTTGAAGAAAGCTTCCAAATCACACGCAAAGCAAGCTAAGACTTTATCTACATTAAAGTTAAATAAAGGTAGCACCGTTAATAAAGCTAATGTATATACACAACCTGCTTTACGTAAAAGAATATTTAACAGAATAAAAGCTGGTGGTAAAGGTGGCGCACCGGGTCAATGGTCTGCACGTAAGGCGCAGATGATGGCGAAGGCATATAAAGATGCTGGCGGTGGATACAAGTCGTGACATTAAAAAAGAGACAACAAAGTTTAGTAAACTGGGGTAAACAAGATTGGCGAACTAAGAGTGGCAAGAAGTCATCAGAAACAGGAGAACGCTACTTACCAGCTGCTGCTATTAAATCGTTAAGTTCTGCTGAATACGCAGCAACAACAAAAGCAAAACGAGAAGGCAAAAAGAAAGGCCAGCAGTTTGTAAAGCAACCTAAAAAGATTGCAAAGAAAACTCGCAAGTTTAGAAAGGGTGTAGGTTAATGGCAGAGAAAAAACAAACAGCATCTAAGTTTACAAGTTTAAAAGATAAACCTTACTTTGATATGCCAAAGAAGGGTAAGGACTATGATAAGAAAACACGTTATGATGCTGTTAATTATTATGATATATTTGGAATAAACATAACTCCTACAAGCAGAGCAAAATTAAATTCAGTTAAAAAAGAATTAAATAAACTAAGTAAATTAGATTTAAAGGGACGTTACTTTGATGAGCTAAAAGGAAGAGATGTTCCAAAATCAAATACGCTTCAAGGAAGCACTATGGATGTTCTAGATACTCTAATACATGGACCGGGTAATTTAGTAAAGTTAATAAAATTTGAAATGAATAAAAAGAAAAGAGATTCATTAAGTAATAAAATTAAAGAGCTAGAAAAAAGAATAGATAAAGAAGATAACAGAAGATTTGAAGAAGCACGATTATTAAAACCCGGTGAAATAGAAAAGATGGATAAGGGTGAGCAAGCAAAAGCAAGGGAAAAAGCTAAAGAAATTAGAGAGTATAGAAAAAGAATGAGAGCATTAAAAGATATGCCAAAGAAATTTGCTATGGGTGGAGCTACTCATCTTTTATCACCTAATGGAAAAATGAGAACTGGTCATACGGATTATAGAAAAAAATGATAGGCACAATCTTTAGTTCAATATCAAGTCTAGCTTCATCATACATAGAGGGCAAGACAGCAATACAAAAAGCCGAAGCTACTATTCGTATGAAAGAAGCTACAGGTGAGATTGATTGGGACTTGGCAGCCATGCGTGCATCGCAGTCCAGTTGGAAGGACGAATGGTTGACCCTACTTTTTAGTATTCCACTTGTGCTAAGTTTCTGCGGCGAGTGGGGCCGTGCTATAGTAGCCGATGGGTTCACTGCACTTGCAGGTATGCCACAGTGGTATCAGATAGCATTAGGAGCTATCGTAAGTGCCAGCTTTGCTACGCGGTCTGCAGGTAAATTTTTTAACATGAGGAAGAAGTGAGATTAGGTTTATTAATAAATAGTATGATGGCTATTTTAGTTTTAGTTACATTTGTAGCAGTGATACTATGAACAAAGATGCATTGATAACACATCTTGTAATTTTTGTGCTAGGTTGTTTTACAATGTACGTTTTAATAATGTAGGAGATAACATGGCGTTTAAACTTAGCAAAAGAAGTTTAGGTAAACTAGAGGGTGTGCATCCTATACTCGTAGAAACTGTTAAGAAAGCAATAGAAATATCACTTGTAGACTTTGGAGTTATATACGGGGTCAGAGACTTAGCAGAACAAAAAAGATTGTATGAAGCAGGACGCTCACAGACGATGAAGTCTAAACACCTTATACAAGAGGATGGATATTCACATGCTGTAGACTTAATGGCGTTTGATGGCAAAAATCCAAGTTGGGATATTGTTATGTATGATGACATTGCTGATGCAATGATGATGGCTTCTAAGCAAACAGGAGCTAAAATTTGTTGGGGAGCCGCATGGCACATAAATAATATAGCTGAATGGAACGGAACAATGGAAGCAGCAATGAACGCTTATGTAGACCTCAGACGCTCACAATCACGCCGCCCATTTATTGATGGTCCTCATTTTCAATTGTCAGCATAATGATTACAGCAGCAAAACTAGATTCATGGAGAATTGTACCAAGGTTATTAATATTATCATACATGGTTGTGTTTTATCAAACGTGTAATTGGTTTATGAGTTTACCCGACCCCAATAATGCTCAAGCAGGTTTTGTATCTGTTGTTGTTGGCGCAGGTGCAGCTTGGTTTGGTTTATATGTAAATGGAAATAAAGCTGCTGTTCAAGTTCAACCAAGAATGGAAACAAGAGAAAATGCCTAGAGAATTAAATGCAAAGCAACAAATGTTTTTAGATGTTTTGTTTGAAGAAGCAAACGGAGACATGGTAACAGCCAAGAAGTTAGCAGGATATGCTGAAGGTACATCTACATCAGCCATAGTAAAAGGTTTGAAAGAAGAAATACTAGAAGCCACACAACTGTTTATGGCACGTAATGCACCTAAAGCTGCAATGGCTATGGTGGGTGGATTACATGACCCAACAGAGCTTGGTATACGAGATAAGATGTCAGCAGCAAAAGAATTACTTGACAGAACTGGTTTAATAAAAACAGAAAAGGTTCAAGTAGAAGCAACCGGTGGTGTAATGCTTATGCCACCTAAACAAACAGAAGAGGAATAAATGATAGCAGAAACTTGGTTTGCTGTAGCTATAATGCTTGGAGTACATTCAGATGGCACACAAGATGTATTTATATTTCAACAACCAGAAGAACATGGTCACTTTCATAGTTCTACAGAGTGTAAACAATATGTACAAGATAATTCTCTTTCTGTTATAAAAGCATTAGTTATAGAATACGGACCGAGACCCATTGAAAAAATTTTATGTGTTCCTGAAAAAAATGTTAGACAATTTATTGAGGAAAGAAATCTAGATGCTCTATGAGCCAACATGTGAAATTTGTGGGCATCATATTGAAGATGATATATGTGAGTACTGCCGTAATACAGGAGATAATGGAAAGTGGATAGAAAAGATAATAGAACAAGCTAGAGACCCACGACACGACCAATCAGCATTTAAAGATAAGAAGAATGACAAATAGAAGTTTAGGTAGATGGAAGCTACCACAACCAACAGACTTAAAAGAAGATAACGAGTGGACACCTATTCCACGTATTGCACGTACAATACCATTCGGATATAAAATAAATAAAGATGACTCAAACATTTTAGACCCCATACCATTAGAGTTAGATTTGATTGAAAAAGCTAGAAAGTATGTAAATCAATATTCTTATAGAGAAGTAGCTAATTGGATAACAAAAAATAGTGGTAGGTATATTTCCCACGTAGGTTTGAGGAAGCGTCTAGAGAATGAACGACAACGTAAAAACAAAGCTAAAGGCTTACGCCAATGGGCAGACTATGCGGAAAAGGCTATCGCCAAAGCGCAAGAAATTGAAGCCCAAAGAACAGGTGCAAAAACAGCAAGCTGTTAAGCCAATAGTAAGAGTACCATTGGAAGAGCAAGGGATTGAAGAAACAGCCAATGTGCTGTTTAAGCCAAATCCCGGACCTCAGACAGACTTCTTAGCTGCAGGTGAACGAGAAGTTTTATACGGTGGAAGTGCAGGTGGTGGTAAAAGTTATGCTATGCTTGCAGACCCATTACGATACATGGGGCATCCACAGTTTAGTGGGCTTCTGCTGCGACACACCACAGAGGAGTTGCGCGAACTTATATTTAAGTCGCAGGAGTTGTACCCAAAAATCTGGCCCGGTATAAAGTGGTCAGAGAGAAAGATGCAGTGGACTGCGCCATCTGGTGCAAGGTTGTGGATGTCCTACCT